ATAAATTAAATATAAATCGTCAAATAATAAACCATTTGTTTTTTTTTCGCGTCCATTTCTTATTTCAGATAAATCATAAATAGTTTCTAATTCTCTAATATTTGTATCCCAAACTCTTTTTTGTACATCAGGGCAATAAATTGTGAATAATTCTTTATTTTCACGTAACTGACAAAGTTGGTATATAAAATCTTCTAAAGATATATCAATACCCATTCCAATTGATATTCTATACAAATCTCCAGTAGAACGGTGGCGACGAGCTTCACATTGTAATATAGACGTTCCATCTATGAATGGTTTTAGTGTTTGATATTTGCGATTTCCCGAGTCAATTATCCAAAATATTTTTTTTTGTAAAGATAAAGCTTCAAATTTTTCTCGATCTTCTGAAGATAAATTAAAAAATAATCGAGGTTCACTTTTGAAATGGATTTCCAACTCATTTACTATTTTTAAAACTAGTTCTAATTTTTCTATTTGCATACATCAGGTTTTAATTCCCATTTACCATTAATACATCTAATTTTTTCTGATTCAACTCTAAACCATGTTTTTTCAGAATCAATATAAAAAACATGATCATTAATACGATAATAATTATTTTTTATTTTTTTACAATTCTGTCTATATTCTTTGGTACCATCAATACAGGTAACTACAACCCATTTTAATTTATTATTGTCTCTAAATAGTTCCATAATTTTAAAATAGTTTATCGTCCATAAATTTATTTAATAATTCTATACAGTACTGTACGGTAGGATTATTTACATCCATCACTTCCATTTTGTTATTATATAGGCTCTTTATCCTATATATCTTATAATTTCTTATAAGTTCAGACTATATCATCATATATTTTTTTTTCACATTTGTTAATATCAACATTTCTACGTATATTTTATTATAAAACATCCAGAAATGAAACACAACTACAGTTACGATCAAATGGGTAAAAACGGTGTATATAAAATTACATCTTTAATTGATGGCAGAATTTATATTGGTTCTGCGGCTTCAATAAATGTTCCAATTCATAAACGAGGATTTCGTGGTAGAATATATGGTCATCTATTAAAACTTAAATTAAATAAACATCGTAATAATATTCTTCAAAATTATTTTAATAAATATGGAGAAGAATCGTTTACATTTGAAATTCTTGAGATTTGTATTTCTTCCGACTGTAAAATACGTGAACAACACTATTTAGATTTATTGCAACCTTATGGAGATCTGGGATTTAATATTTGTAGAAATGCTTTAAGTTATAATGGAAAACAGGCAAAAAGACGAGTTCAAAATAATAACCAAAAAGAAATATGCAAACATTTAGGTGTTCCTGTTCTTCAGTTTGATTTACAAGATAACTTTATTCAAGAATTCTATAGCGTAGCAGAAGCAGCAAGACAAACAAATATTTGTCGTGTACAAATTTATAAGATTTGTAGAAACAATCCTGGACAAAAAACTGCTGGGGGATTTAAATGGAAATATAAATTTCCTGAAAATATTAAACCAATCACTGTTAAAAAATTCTTAATCAAAGTTACTAATGTTCTAAATAATATTGAAACTACTTATAAAACATGGCAAGAGGTGTCTAATGCGATTGATTTTTGCAAAAGTACTCTTTTAATTCATGCAAATAATAGTCAATTAATTGAAAATCAATTTTTAATTGAAAGATTATATATGTAGGACGCTCGTGTTAGCTTCATCACTGTTCTAGTGGTATGCTATTAGTCGTTGAACCTTCTATCTATCCCTAGATAGCTTGGCTGCTGATTGGCCTAGATCTCTCTTTAGCGTTCCAGCAATTCATCCTATTTATTTACTTCACCCCCAAATGACTAAGGGTGAAACTGCGTACCAAGAAATTGAGTTTCAGGAAAATATAATATTTCGGGTTCCACAGGAGTATCCATTTCTTCACCGTTTCCATTTTCGTGGTGTGAAGATATATTTTCCGCCCAACCAAATACTCTATATTTATGTTCAGGTAAATTAAAAGGAAAACATAATTGATGGTGCATCGAATTTACACTTAATTTTTTACCATCTATTGTTGTAATAGTATGACTGCCAGGATGAGAAATATCTTGAACTAATTTTCCTCCAGATACAGCACAACCATATTGAATTCCTTTACATGTACCCCACAACTTTTTACCTAGACTGATAGCTTTACGAATATCCAATAATTCTTTATCTTGTTCCATTCTAGTAAAACCCCAGCCATAAGGATGTTCTTTATTTTCGCCATAAATTCTTGGGTCAATATCACTTCCTCCTGGACAAACTACTAAATCGGCTTCTTCAATAGTATTTACAAAATTTTTATTTGGTATCCATCGAGCATAACCTGTAGAATTTCTTATACAATATATATTTATTTGTTTGTTCATATTTTATTTTTTTTTAGTTTAGTGCTGCTGAAAATTTTATTAAATTATGTTTAATATAAAAATCTTGTTGAAATTTTTCCGTATGAATTTTAATTTCATCTTTTTTAAAAGGTGTATTTTTATAGTAAAGTTTTAATAATTTAATATATTCTTTACCTAAATTATTTAATGATTTTCTATTTTTTGTATAAAAATAATCTCTATCATAAATTTTTTGTAAATCTCCCCAAAAATAATCAGAATGATTTTGATATTTTTTTAAAAATGTTCGTGAGTCTATCCAAGAACCACCCATTTTACACGTAAATTGTAAAATTTTTGGTAATTTTTTACGAAAATATTTATAAAAAATATGATTTTTTTGATAAGAACCCGAATCTATACGTAATTGAGCATTTTTATTTTTAATAAATTGTTCACAGTTATTAATTATATCTAATGCTGTCGGGTTACTCATATTTTTGTAAATTTATTTTTTATGTGTTCTATTAATTCATCTAATTTTACATGCTCTATACTTAAGATTATTAATTCGTTTTCAATATTTGATTGATTTATTGAAATTATAACGGGAAATTTATCAAATTCTTCTTTAAATTTTTTTTCTAAAAATATTTTAGCACTATGGTTACCATATACATCAGTATTAATAAATTCTAAAAATAAAGGTTCTTTTTTTAAAATTTGTTTAAATAATTTATCTTTTTTTTCTCGTACATTTTTATTATGATTTTCTATATCTGTATTTAATTCTTTTGTTATTTTTTGTGCAAGAGCTATTATTTGATTTTTAGATAATTTCATATTTTATTTTGTTTTAGTTGTTCAATTTGTTTTTGTGTTTCTTCAATTAATTTTGTTCTAATTTTTGCTATATTTTTGTCTAATTCACATTTTTTAAATAGTCCATTACAATTTGGTGCGATTAATTTTTTACTTAAATTACATGACGGTGGTCCGGCTAACATACCGGAACAATAACCACCATTACCACAACCATCATTATAAAAATAACATTCGTGTTTTAATGACATGTTAAATTATTTCAAGATTAAAGCGTTCAACAAATTCTTTAGCTAATTCTTTATTAGAATTATTTATTATGTCTTGTATTTCGTTTCCAAAATTTATTATTTCATTTATTCTTTCTTCATTAATAAATTGAATAGCACGTTCGGTATTTCTAAACATCCATTCTATTAGTTCTTGAGTAGATATGAAGTGCGAAGACAGCGTCCTATATTCAACACCACCGTAATCTTGTAAGCGAAAATTACCTGCACAACCATATCCTACCTGTTTTCTTTCATTTTCTGGTTCAATCAAAATTGATGGAATACCTAAAAATAAATCCATAGCTTTAATTAATTCTATGCTTGTTTCTGAATTATGATTATCATATCCTATATGTATGTGGGCGCCGGCCGACCTAAGAGAATCCCCTGTTGGTATAGGATGAATAGGTTCTAAATTCCACGCATTATAAGAAACGGAACAACCAAATAAATTAGCTGTTTCTGATACTAATTGATCGTAATCCATTCTTGAACAAGGAATGGTTGCTATTTCCATATTTTGTGGTAAAATAGAATCAATATATTTTAATGCTTTTTGTATGGCTAAATAATATTGACCTGGGGATGTACAAGGTTCAACATTGAATTCAGAAAGTACACAATCAAGACTTGTTGCATAATAATTATTTTCTGGGTCAAAATGATAAGGGTCGTTTTTTGTACCTTTAATAATTCCTTCAGCAGTATAAATCTTTTTTGTTTGTTTATCTTGCAAAAAAGTTTCAAAATCTCCACCAATTTTCCAATTTAATATTTTACTTTTCTGTATTGTTTCCATTTTTTAAATTTTTTAGTTCATTAAAACATTCTTCAAATTTTCTTTCTTGCATTAATGTTTGTAATTTATTTCTATGTTTATTTGCAAAATTTTGACATTTACTATATTCATCATTTCTATAATTACCACCAAAATAATCAAATGATCTCATCATTTTTTTATTTTGTTTAATTTTTGTAATAATTTCTGTTTTAGAAGCAAATATATCTACTAAAGTTGAATTGTTTGAGTTGATTAAACTATTTGTAGGTAAATAACAAGGAGAATAGTGTGCTAAAAGCAAAGCTTCCCAATTAGTTATTTTTTCTTTTAATTCGTGTTTTATTTGCATTGCTAACGCAGGTATGTGCCAATTAGTTTCTTGGTGCATATATCTAATTAAAAGTAAATACATATAAGCCATCCAAGAATGTCCACCATTAGTTACATATATTTCAAAAAATTTAGCTTTTTTACCAAAATTAATCGCACTACCAATTATATTATAATTTTTTCCCATTAAAAAATTAGATTTCATAAGGGCATCAAAAGAGCTAGGTAGTGTAGTTGGGCCTTCAAATATATATTCAAACCCTATATCTAGATCTTTTATAAATCGCAACCATTTGTGTAAATCATATTGAGTATAACCATAAAAATTCAAATAAACTTCAGGAAAATAATAACAAAAATCAAAATTAGATTTAATAAAATCACAACAGTCTTGTTTGTATCTTATATATCCGCCATTTGTTATTTTTTTAGTTTGAAAATCTATTTTACATTGTTTTACATGAACAAATCTAGTTTGTAGATATATATTAAGATCTGTTTTTTTAAATGGATCAATATCTAAAAAACATCCTTTTATTGGTGTGTCTAGTTTATTTATCAAGGATTTATAGTGTGGATATATTTTCAAAAGACCCTCTTCATTAATTTTTTGTTGTTCGTCTGTTAATTCTACTAGTTCTAACTCATTAAATTTAAGACAATAACTTTGGTTACCATTTAAAAAAGAAACATTAATAAAATTATTAAGATTCTCAAGATATACTGGGGTAATAATGGTATGAATTATACCACTAATACCTAATTTTTGTATATCTTGCATATTTTTACTAATCCTAGAAGTAATAACATCTTTTTTTATTCTAACATTATCTAAATATTTCATAATTTTTACGTATTAATGGTTTAATATTCCAATTTCCTGATTTTATTAAATTGTTCTGGGTAGGTTTGTAGTCTTTTTGTACAAAAATTATTGCTCGGCCAAATTCAGTATCAATATAATTTAATTCATTTTCATTTGAACAACTTTCTAATTTTAAAATACTTTCTAAAATTCTTTGTGAAGATATTTTTATTACATCACAAACAATACTTGTTTTTCCCGGGCAAATAATTGGAAATAATCCCAAATTATACATTTCATAATTAGGCTCGGTAATAATTGTACCTAGATATTTAGATTTATTTTCTAAAAATCGCCGCCAATTAGTTTGGTTTAATCTTAAACTCCCATACGCACATAATAGCACATAAGGATTTTTTTCTGTAATTAATTTCATCTGTGTTAAATTTAGTGTGTGTGTTTAATTAAAGATTTAAATATTTAATCTTGATAATTATTATCTAAATATTTTGTAAAATCTAATTCTGGTTCAACAATTCTTGTAGATTTATTTAAATTTTTTATTGTTTGGTGTTGTTGACTTATAAGTAGCTCTGCACTTTTTACACGTTTAATTAAAACTCCTTTTTGTGCTTCTAAAATATAAATTTTATCATTTAAATCAGAAATTACTTGCTCGTATTTTAAAAATTCTTCATTCATATAATTAATTTTTTTTGTCTTAAATGAGATTCAAGTATTGGACGTCCAAAAGTTGAAACAATATCATAAGGATCTTCCAGCTCATATTTATCATAATCTTCTTTTGGTGTATTATAATATTCAATATTATATTTTTTTGTTATTTTTTGTGAAACACTAACAGCGTGATAATCTGATCCAAAACAAAGAATTATTCGATTATATTCTTTTTTAAATTGTTTAATCCAATTTTCAGGTAAAGAATTTTCACTTTCATTTTGAAGCCATATTTGATCTGTAAAGTATCTTTTTGTTACAAGACTATCTTTTTTACTTTTCCAAATAAATAATCTTTCATCTAAATGAGGTAATTTATCTATTCCACCCGGACAATCTAATGGAACACTACTCAAGAACTTCATTTTTTTGTCTTGTGGTGAATAAATTTTAACTCTTTTCTCCCATTTATTATTAATAAAACAATTAACAACATAAGCATATCTCCAATATTTATTTGAATTAGGAATTTCTTTATGATTAATAAATAAAGATTTTATTGCAAATATATCTTGTTCTTGTTCCAATTCTTTTTTTGTAATTTCGCCTCTTTCCCAAAATTTTAAATTATATTTATTCCATTTTTCAGGTTCAAATTGAATAATTGTTTGTTTTTTTAAATCTTTATCTATATTTTCTAGTTCTGGGTAGAAGGATTGTGGGACTGTTTTTGTTTTTAAATCAATTAATCCAAAATCTTCAACAATTATTTGTAAAGCTTTATTAAAATTACAATTAAATCTTTTTTTAACCACTTGCCAACAATTTAAAACTTCTGTTGTTTTAAAATCTTTAAATAATAAATTACCATTTCCTGCTACAAAAACACCACCACTAGCTAATGTATCTTTTCTAAAAGGAGAGTGAATTGATCTTCCTATTTTAAATGAACCTAAATAATAGGTCATTATTTCTAATTGTGTTATTCTGGATAAAATCCAATCTGGTGTGAGTTCGGGTGCAACTTTTGAAAAATCTAATTCCTGCATAATTATAAGCCTTTTTTTGCAAATGGTGGTGCTGGTAATTCTCGCCAATATTCTAAATAACATAAATCCATAATACTCCCATCAGATAAAGTCCAGCACTCGCCTTCTTCTTCATTTATAGTATAACTACCAATTTGTATATCACCACCAAATGTATCAGATAACAATACATCTACATCTTTTTCTGGTTGTATTCTTAACACATTTTTCCAATTATTTTCCATAGATTTATTTTAAATAAAAAAGAGATAAGTAAATTAATACTTATCTCTTTTAATTAACAATTCTAAATTTTAACACTTACCACCCATTTTCTTTTTTGGTGCTGGTTGAGGTGTATTTACTTTTCCAGGTGTATTTTTTGTAGCTGGATTTGGTTTTGTACTAGGAACAGGATTACCTGTTTTCTTTGTTGTACTCATATTATTGGTTTTAATAAATTGCGAAATATTTAAAAAGATAACAAATTTATTTTATATTTTTACCATTTTAGAAGGGCATATCATCTGAAATATCAGATACTTGTCTACTATTAGAATTTGGAGCCAACATTATATCATTTGTTGTATGAGAAATATTGGTTTTTTGTTTTTCTAGATATTGACGATAGTTTGCCGAGCCTTCTTCAAACGGACCTTCTTCAAATCCATTAGTTTTAGCCATATCAGCAGGAATAATAAACCGACAATAAGGTAAACTAGCCCAAACATTTCCTTTATCATCTTCTTTACCGCCTATAATCATATAATGTGATTTAGAAGTAATTCTGGCGTCATTAAAGACTGTTTCGTAATACTTACCTACTTCATCTTCATTTTTAAAATTCTTAGTACATTCCTTACCTACTATATGGAAGTGAAGATACTGTAATTGTTTCATTAATCCAGATTTTGGGCCAACATAAAACTTATGCTGTGTTTGACCCAACTTACCCTTAAAAAGAATTTCTAAATAAGGTGTTTTAGTTCCACCTGTTTGATTAACACCTTCTGGTTTTACATATTTACAGTTTTCTACATTCATCATGTAAAATCCAAGTTTTACAAAGTCTGTAGATACAGGAACCTCCACGGCTCCAAAATTAAATGCTGATACTTCAGCCACATTGCTATTGCTCATATTTATTGGTTTTAATTTTACTAATTTGAATATTTAAAATAAACGGTTTTATTTATTTTTTTTAGGCATTATTTCAGGTTCTATTTTTTCTTTACAGTCTCCAGAATAATAACATCTTATTCTTGTATCTATTGCTTGTAAATCATTATCAATATATTCTTCATCATACATTCCCATTGGAACACCACATGTGCTGTTTGCATCACGTGTTTTGAATTTATAGTTTATGTTATTATCAGCATCTACTAATTTTTGTGCTAAAAAGACAATTTCAAACTGTGATTCAATACCGTGAAGCTTTTCATCAATCATTTTTCCATACGAACTAGCTTTAATAGTTTTTGCGGAAATAATATTGTCTCCCGCTTCGACGACGTGATGAAGCACATAAACATTTAGGTTTTCTCTTAAAGAATTTGCTGTTTCTGCTAATTCTAAAAAATCATGTGCAATATCTCCAAATTTCTCATAAGATTTTTCATCCCTTCGTCTATCTAGCTCTTTTGCCATAACAAACGTGTTGTCATCAATAATACAAACGGTTATTTGTGGCATTTTTTCACTAATATGTCGTAACCATTGAACTATTGTTCTACTACTTGAAGTACGAACTATATTTCCTGTAGGACAAGTATCTTTATTCCAGTTTTTATAGCTTTTCATTGAACCGTCAAATGGAAGACCTTTTGATAGTGGTGAAAAAACTATTGTTTTTGTAGGATCTAATGTCCTAATACTTGTCGTTTTGCCTGCTTTTGAGGCGCCTAATACCAATATTGCCTTTCCCACTAATTATTTATTTTTTACAAAGATACACTAATCTGTTCACATTTCAATACTTTTTAAAAAATATTTGTTTTGCTAATATTTTCTGGGTAGTGGTTATTACTCGGCGTCCAATTCATCAAGTGGATCATAATCACTACCTAGAATATCAAATTCTCCATCTTCAATCAATTCGTGTCTACCTACAGTATCATATTCCATACTTTTCAATTCTGATTCTGAAAATTCTAAATCTTCAAACTCCATTTCTTTTTCTTGATTTTTCATATTTATTAAATTAAAACATTTTTTGTTGGCCGAATTTAGCAATTTTATCACGTTCTTCTTGTATTATTTTAGTATATAATTGCTCTAAAGCTAATTTGTCTTCTGGTCTGGGTAGTTCTTCAAAATGCTCTTTTGCTCCGTCAAATAACATTCCGAGTCTAGGTGCCATAGCATATTCATTTGCTTTTAGCATTAATAAAAATTTTGCTTTATTTCTAAGAATTTCTATTGAGTACCCTTCTGAATTTGGATAACTTTTTAGGTCATATCTAAAAGGATCAAAAATTGCAAATACAGCAAACATATCTCTAGTACAAATTTTCATGTCCCCTACGGAACTAAGATTAGGTTCTATCGCGGTGATTGGTTTGCCTGTATTTCTAAAAGAATTGCGTTCTGACTCATAATCTTGTTGTAAAATAGCTATTACAGACATATTTAAAGTCTTACATAATCGAAGTCTTATAATGTTTCTACTTAACCTTTTGACGGCTTGATATTCTGTGTCATCAGTGGTATCTTTTGTAATATTTGCAAAATTATCAATTATGGCTACACAATGGTGTGTTTTTCCATATTGATTATAAACTTTTTCACATTTTTCATGTATTTCGTTGGGACTGGTTGCGTTATTGATAATCCAAACTCGTTTCTCAAACTCTTCCCAAAAAGGGGCATCTTGTTTAATAATATTTAAGTATCTATCCGGTAACGGAACGTCTTTACTATTGAGGTATTTTTGACTTACTTCAATTCCATGCCGTGACCATAAATAATGAGCTATTATTTTTCTATAAATTGCTTTTTTTTCATCTTCAAGGCCAAAGTATAAAATTTTTATATTATAATCATTTTCCATTGAAAATTGTACCATATTATATATAAGAAATCTTATAAATCTGCTTTTTGAACTGCCTGTTGCGCCAAGTAATCCAATATAAGTCCCCTTTTCTATAGAATCAAAATATTCTGAATGCCGGGAAAATGGCCAGGGTATAGAATTATGTTTGCCGGATTCTTTATTTTTTTTTTTTTCTTCTAAATCGTTTATCACTTCTTCATAAAGAGCCATATTTATTTTTTTAATTTATCAAATTCAGATTTTTCAAGAAAACTAACATGTTTTTCACATGTACAACACCATTGTACTTCTTCATCATTATAATCTGATCCTAAACCCGAAAATTCATTAGTGTTTACTTTATGCCATTCTAGTTGTTCAATATCTTCTGACCCACATTTCTCACAAACCAAAATAAGTTTATTTTGCATTTTCTTTTTTATATGTGTTTAAAATATTAATCATATTATCTCTACCTAGAGGGTTCATTGTATGAATATAAATTATTGGAAGTTTAAAATTATTTTGTTTACAAATTTGTAAAAGAAATTTTAAAGCATCGGCTCCAGTTTTTTCTTCATATTGTTCACAAGGAGCATCTATTTCGTCATAACTATAATGTTCTTCAGCTAAATCATGATCAAAACTTATTATGTCTGGTATTCCATTTGTTGCAATCCATTTACAAAATTCTAAATAATTTTTTACTATAAACCAATCTTTATCTAGGTAGATTGGGTTGGCGTTTCCTATATGTTTATACATATAATTAACACAATCAATAGGATCACGATAATCATCTAAAAATAATTTTTTCATTAAGCTATATTTAAAAAGTTAGTATCGTGTTGTGTTTCCTGTTTTTGTGTTAAACATTTTCTACACCATTCAGCTATATCATAGGTTATGTTTCCCTTTCCTTCCATTTTCCATAGAAAAAATTGAGCTGTTCTTAAGTAGGTTAAAGATTCATCTAATTTTGCTGATTCTTTTATATATAATTGGACGGCGCATAATAATAAATCTGGTTTAAAATATTCCGGAAACATTCTTCTAAATTTTTCTAATCTACTATAAATTACTTTTGGATTAGATTGTTTAAAAGAAGGAAATAAATTATTATATGTTTCACACCATTCTAAAGAAAAACCATATTTATCTTGAGCTTGTATTTTGCTATTTTCAGCCTCAACAATCGGTTCTAAATTTTCCGCATGTATTTCATCATTAAATTCATTTTTGAGCCATTTTGCCAAGGATAAACCGTGATTAGTTAAAGAATAAATGGGTAATTCTAACGCAAAATTATTTTCTTTTTTATTTGTTTGAACTAATATTTTTTCTCGTTCTAATCTCATATAAAGCATCAACATTCTTCTTTGTTTATTTTTATCATCTGCCGCGTCCAATAATTCTATCTTTTTTTCAAGCATAGCTATTAAAATAAATATTGTAGTACCCATTAAATCCATAGGTATTTGCAACTCTTTAAGTCTAGCTATAATTTTTCTATTAATCTGAATATTTACCACATGTTCAATTTCACTATTTCCCATATTCATTTGGTTTATTTATTTACTAATTCAGTAAGAGCTTCATAATTATAAGAAATTTTTCCAGACTTACAAAAAATTAAATCTGGAGTATTTAATATATGATTTATGAGTTGTTCTTTACATTCTTTTAACATCTTCAAAATATTTTCATGATCATATTCCTGCTCTGCCCAATAATTAACATTATTTTTATATTTTTCTCGTAATTCTTTTGCAGTTAACATATTATAGTTTTTTACAAGTTTCACATTCACAACGAAACCAACCAGATTTTAATATAATTTCTCCTGGTTTGCCACAATTTTCACAAGTTTTTTCAGATAATTTTTCATATTTATTAATTATCTTATGTTGTTCATCTGTACAACCACCTGTATAGAACCTTAAACCAGCAAATTTTTCCTTGATCTGGCAAACCTGTTTATTCCATCCTGCTGCAATCATTTCTTCTATACAAGATTTTATTAGACCATACCAACCTTTATTTACTTCCATAAATCCACAATCCATTAGTTTAGATCTATCTGTAAAATATCCATTTTCTAGTCCCCCTATAGAGACTAAATATTTATTCATTTCTTCTTCAGTAATTGTTTTCATATGTTTTTATTTATCATATTATTATTTTTTAGCCAAAAGTAATTATTCCATCTGGATGTTTTTCAAAAAAAGTTTTTATATTTGACATAAATATATCATATCTATCTTCATCATAATAAAAATCATATTTCTTACCCTTTTCATTAGTAAATCCAGTTTTCATAAAATCTAACATTTCTTGATAAGAATGAATAATTTTATCAGGATAACCACCTATTCTGGGTTCGTCACCATAATTTTCCAATTTATTAATTATTTCGTTATCATATTGTAATGTATAATTTGTATTATTTAATTTATTATATTCTAATAATGACCACTCAGATACATCTATATATGCCACCCAAGTATCATCATAATGTTCTAAATCAGCAAGATTAAAAATAGGAGTAATTAAATCATTATCAATTGCATATTGATCCATTTTTCTTGAACTTTCAGAATAAGAATTACTTTTATTTAAATTTTCTTGAGCTAATTCTTTTATTTTTTGCTTATCTTTTATATAAGGTACGCTAAACCATGTATAACATCCCATAAATATTATTGTTTATTATCTATTAAAAATTCATCAGTTAAACATTTTGGACAAGCCCACATTGCTTCTTCTTTTTGAATTTGAATATATCTTAATTGATCTAAATCTTCTTCTGGATAATTATTACTTTCTTTTCCAGGATTAAGATCTTCATATACTTCATTACAATTAAGACAAGTACATATTTTCATTTTTAAATTATTATCTATTTTTAAAATTAATTTAGGTTTAATATTATATTTTTTAAACCATTTTTCTCTTATTTGTTTAAAATTTTTCATTAAAACAAACTTAATTGTTTATAGGGATTTTCCATTTCGTTTATAATTTGTCTTGCTTTAGCGATATAATGATTATAGTTTATATTATAATCTTCCCAATCTTTTTTTTGATATTCGTTAAAAAGAATTACTGGATCTGAAACATTAACGTGTTCAAAGTTAGCATTTAATTTTCGTTTTATTGCGGTATTTTTTTTTCTTTTTAATAAAAACGGTGCTGGTTTACTAAAATAATATCTGTTTAAATTTTGAACAATTTTTTGATTATACCAAACTTCATATTCTTTACTGATTTTATTTGATTGACAATAATCATAAATTGTTAAGTCAAAATTATCTGGATTGCAAATTACTTTTTCTATTGGAATATTATTAATGAAATATTGTTCTAAGGCTTTTGCTACGACTAATTCATTTACGGAATCACCTAAAGGAATTTCGTCTCTTGTTTTAAAAAAGCCTTTCTTTTTTAATTTTTCAGATTCAGTTTGGCAAACATAATTATTTATGTTCTTGTAGAATATTTTTTTATATGTTTCGTGTTCTAATTCTAAATTAAACATATTTTCAACATCTTTTAATGCTTCTTTATATTTTTTAATTTCATTTTTTGGTACAATAGCTTCTATTCCATCCATTTATGTTACTCATAGTTTCTTATGAGATCAGACTATATCTTCAATAATTTTATAATTAAAAATGTCTTTTAAAAGTTCTTTTCTACAACAAATATTTGACATTTCCAAACCATCCGTTACAGATGGTATTTAATTATTGTGGGGTACTTATTCTGGTAATTAAGAAGATTTACTTCTCCAGTAGTCGTTGAACCTTTATCTGATTTATCAGACACTCGGCTGCGGATTATCCAATTCTTTTATTTTTTACTATACCTAAGTTATTAACTTCGCCACTATAATTTTGCAATTACAGTTTAGTATAAAAGACTCTAAGGAACTTCCCGTCAATCCACCCCATTTTATAACACCTACGAAATTAAGTGTTTATACTTAGCACTTGCCAATTATTTATAAGACAAACTTCTAAAACTTTTGTCATAATTAATTGTCCAATTAATCTTAATCGTAAAGCACCTTCTGGATAATATAACCATGAATGAGGATTATCTAAGAGGCCACTACTACCGTTTAAAATTAATTTTAAAAACAAATCTTTTGCTTTTTGTTTTTCTTTTTTTGCTAAAATTCTTTCAGATTTAATTGTAGAATATCTATTTAAAACTTCAGAAAATCTTATACATTCATAATTAATTATTAAATTTGGATATAAAGAATTGAAATCTGAAGTTACTACTTTATGTGTTTCAGTAGAGTGATAAATTTCGTTTTCATTTATTGTGTGTATTCCACCTATTCCATAAGATAGTCGAATAGATGTGTTATTTATTATTATTGGATATTCTTTTGTAAAAAATTCTTCAGTTTCTTTATCTTCACTATTTAATTTTAATAAATCAGAATAAAATTTTTGAAAAATTGGTAATTTAAATTGCGGATCAAATCCAGATAAAACAGATTTAAATGAAATATTTTCTTTTAAAAATCTTTTATTTCTAATTGTATTAATATCTTGTTTTGTTTCTAAACAATAATCTTTTAATAATGCTTCTGAAGCTATTTTTATTGCATCCCAAGAAAGACAGTTAAAAGAATATTCTTTTCGTATATCCAGTCTTAATTTTATTTCTGGACGCATTTTTTCACATAAAAGATCTAAAATACCTAAATCATGTTCGTTATTATAATTTCTTAAATTAGATAATTCTTCTATGGTAAGTATTGTTTCTGGTTTATAAGGTAATTCTTGAACTACGGGGTATCCTAATTGTATTCCTAAACTTTTTAAACTTATTTTTTTGGACATTCTCAACATTTTTGCCCAATATAAAAACAAGTCTATAGAAGTCCATGTTGTTTTTTGATAAGCGTATGTTTTTAATATTTCCCAATTATTATCTCTATCGTTATTAATCACTTTATCTGAAAACATTTTTAAATTTGCTAAAAATATTTTTTTTGGTAATTCTTTAAATTTTTTCCAGTTTGAAAGATAGTATTTTAGTAACATTTCGTCATAATTAATACCATTAAATGTTACCAAATAACCATCATAATTAGACCAATAATCATAAATTTCTTGACGTTGATCTATTACATCTGAAATTTCTAAGTTTTTTACTTTTTTTGTTTTAAAATCTTTTATTCCACAAATAAATGCATTTGTATATACCTCAAGATCCATTTCTACTGTTTCATTACTCATACAAATTATTTTAAATTTTTACTTCGTACCACATTTTATAAATTCCATTTAATTTTTCTAGGTAGATGTCTGGGAAAATATTGGATTGACAAAATAAGGTTGCCGTTTTGACTTGAAAATATTTTTTTAATAATTGTCGTTTTACTTTGTTAATAGATTTACCTGTAAATATTTTATCATCTACTACTAATATACGATTTAATTCTTTTGGTATTTTATCTATTTCTGCTGGTGTAAATAATGGGAGGCCCAATTGATTAGATAAATAAGCTCCCATTATAAAACCAGATCTTTTTAAACAAACAATAGCATCATAATCATATTTGTTTAATTTAAAAAATAAATTTGTTAAAACTAAAAAATATTTATCTTTATTTATTATTTTCATTTTTATAATCAATAATTGGAATATGACTGAGTTCAAATTCTGAAAAACCAATTTTTTCTTCTATTCCATTAACTTGGACATGAATATTATAGGGATAATCGTCATTATTTATAACTATTCCTGTTCTTCTACTTAAACTTTCTTGCGTTTTTGTCCTAACACCATGTGTATCAGTATAAACTTTGTCTCCAACCTTAAATTTTTTATTACTTTTCATATTTTAAATTTTTTTTTAAAATTCAATTTGTGTTGTATAAAAATTTATATTGCCTTTACCCTTTACAAATATTTCGTCATTTATATGCACTAAATCTATTTCTCCGTCAAAATCTTTTATCCATGTGCATGCTTGTGGAGCATCAATATGATCTTTAAATTCTGAATTGAATTTAAGAACTTCGTTTAATAAAAACACAGCAACTAATCCTGAATCAGCACAAAATCTACCTAGAATTAGTGGATTTTTATTTAATTCTTCTCTTTCTTTTATGTATTCTTTGTAGATTTCTTTTTTTTGATCCATTGTTAAATGATGATTATTATATTGTTTAAAAAATTTAAAATAACAATCTTTCATTTCAACAAATACATTTTTTGATTCGAGTATATCTAATAAAGTCAAACAAGACCAATCTCCATATTCGGTAGGACTATATAGATAATTGGTAAATCCAAATTTGTCTAAGCCTTTTCCTGTAAAAATATCAAAATATCCATTGTTCCACCATCTATCATTATTACTTATATAGCACGGATCAGTTATTATTATATCTCCTTTAAATTTCATTTGGAGAAGTTTTTACTTCTTCAATTATTTTTGGTTTATTTATAAATTCTAATATTGAATTATATTCTAACCATATTTTGTTTTCATAAAATTTAAATATTATATTATTATATTCTAGTTCTGGGTAGAGTTGCTGGTCGATTTCTTCTGATTTTGCTAAAATTCTATTAGTGTCAGCGTCTAATAACTTTAACTGATGCGTTTTTGATTCATCATTTCTTTCTATACCAAATTTTATATTTTTTAGTTGCATTTTTTTCTTTTTATATGTACTATGTCTTCTGTGTAATTTTCTCCAAAACAATCATATTTATAATGACGTATTGGTTTATATTCTTGTTGTAATACAAAACTCATTTTAAATTTTGTGGGAATATGTTTGTTAGTTTTAATATTATATGAATTTCTTTTAAGTTTAAATTTATTTTTTGATCTAAAAATTGGCATAATTTATTTATTTTGAAAATCCTATTTTTGGACGCGTTTCAATTAATTTGGTTGGTTCTTGTTCAAAATTATAAATATCAGCTAAAGACATTGGAAAAGTTGATTTTATTTTTTTATCTAATTTTTTAGCTAATTGTTCTACACGAGATACTTCTAATTTTTTAAATTCATAAGCTTTTATAAGGCGTCCTTTTCTAAGTAAAGCTTTATCAATTTTATTATAAGAACTATTAAAAGTACAAATAATTTGTAAATTTATTGCTTGTCCAATAAATCCATCAGATAAATTTAATAATGCTGCAACAGGAGAATGTGAGTTATCTTCTCTTGAAGTTAATATTCTTTCAGCATCTTCTATAATTAAAATACAATTAGGATTATTTAATAATAATTTAACAAATTCTGGAGAATCTAAAGCTGATAAAAATATAGAACTAACTATTAAAAATTTTTTTGAACAAATTCCAGCTAAATGTCTTATGTAAGAAGTTTTACCTGTTCCAGCATCACCATATAAAAGATAGATACCTAACTTATCTTCTTCAAGATTTTGTTTTATTTCTAAATCTGTTTTTTCAAAATCAAGATTATAATTTAAATAGTCTAATTTATTTTCTTTTATTTGAATAGTTTTTACATATAAACCATTTCCCGATAAAATTAATCCTATTTCTGTAGAAGTTTTGTTTTCTATTTTTCTAAATTTTAAAGCTTCATTTAAAAAATTTTCAGATAAATTTGTATCATAACAAATTATAACTGTTCTTGATTCTATCGTTACAATTATTTTATTTTTTAAAACATAAAGATATGTTTGATTATATATTACTTCATTATCTTTTAAATTAGTATAGCAACTTGTTTTCTTTTCAATTATTTCTTTAAAATGATTTTTTTCAAATTCTTCTTTATATTTTTCACAATCTATGTCAGTATGAAGTAAATTGTTTGGAAGTTTTTTAAATAATTCTAAGTATAAAAAGAATGGGCTGATTAAAGAATAATCACAATCAGTTAATCCGTTTAATATTGTTTGTGGATTTTTTATATTCATTTTGGTTTTTTTAAATTTGGGCATACTAACTTTTTTAGAATTAGTATGCCCAAATAATAATTAATTAAATTTTATTTCTTTTCTATAAGCTTCCCAAAATACAGCTCTTACATCTTTTTTAAAACCAGCTATTAATTTTGTAAAGGCAAGACGACGAGCAAGAGGTTTACTAAAAATATCTTTGTGGTATTTAGTAATTGTTGCACGGGCAACTTCTCTGTAAGGTTCTTCTGTTGAACCCGTAAATTCATCTAGAATAGCGGTAGTACATTTTTGTTCTATCTTACCTTGATGTAATTCTTTTTCGCATATTGAATATTGAAAGCGAACTTTGTATTTACCTACTTTCATTTTATTGGTTTTTTATTGTTAAGAATTATTTAATAAATAATATTTTAAAGTTTCAATTACTGCACTCCAGTCTTCTAATGGTATTTCTTTTATTGAGGTAATTCCTTGTTCTTTTTTAAAATGTTCGTGAATTTGATATTTAGAATTACCAGTATTTATACAATAATCTTCTATTAAAGTAAAATACCAAGCATAAAATTCTTTTAAAGTTTTATTATGCAAAGGTATTATTTTTAATAAATATTGTCCATCTTGAATAAAAGATAAATCTGTTTGTATTATACCGTTTTTTATTTCAACACTTACTAACATTTTTTTGATTTTATTTCGTCTTCAATCAATTGTTCTACATTTGGTTGATTATTTATAGTTAAAATATATCCAAACGCAAATATTAGTGTTATAAATAATAAAATAACAATTAAACTTATTATTATTATGGTAGCAATCATTTTTGTTTTGTTTTAAAATAAGTTTCTATTATCAGTTGTAATTGCATTTCCCAGATACCTATTAATATCCAGGATTTTATATTTTGCATATTTAATTCCCAACGCGTCCAAATAAATATTGTAAATAAAATTAAAATTAAAATTAACAAAAATATTTTTAACATAATTCTGGCATTTTAATTAAAGATTCGTGTATTATCGTACAATAACGATAAATATTTTTTAAATACTCTAATCGTATCATATTTTCATTACTATAAATTTTTTTCATTTTTTTTATTTTTAATTCTACTAATTAAGAAATTATTTTCATAAGACCATTGTGCATTATCGTGGACATACTGATGATGTTTTTCACATAAAGAACATAAATTTTTATATAAATTATCAGATAATCTCCCACCTTTATGATGACATGTAATTTTTTTTGACGTGCACCCGGGAAATTCACAGAAGGGATTCTCTAAAAAATAAAGATCTCTAATTATTTGATATTTTTTTAATCTATCAATTTGTTTTTGTGAATATTTGTTTAAATGATTTTGATGTGATTTTATAGGTTTTGTTTTTGGCAGGATTGTTTTAAAGTGACATACTTTGCATAGCCCTTTTTTCCAAATGTATGATTCTTTTGCACAACCTTTACACTTTTTTAGTTTACTTTTCATTTTACAAAGATAAAATAAACTTTGTAGATTTACAAATATTTGTTTTAAATATTTTAGTTAAATAATCCAAATTAAAATATTATTGCCCGAATTAGGGTTTCTTCTTATTTCTGTTGTTGTAGAACTAATATTTGTTAAAACCTGGTTAATTAATGGTGTTCCGGTATTATTACTACATAAACAAAAACAAAATTGTCCATAATTTTTTATACGGTTAATTACTTGAATTAAAACGGGTTCTAATTCTGAACTTAGTTCTTTATTTTTATTTAACCATTTTTCAAATTGAGAGATACCCTCTAATTCAAATATACCACAAGAAATATTACAAACTTGGAGTTTCAAAGATATTAATTGTTTTGTGCTTCTTACACCAGCATCAAATATAATATTTAAATCACCATTATCTTCTAAATATTCTCTCACATTATCATAATCTTCTAAGTCAATCAAATAAGTTATTTTCTCTTTTTTGGGTATTGTTAATTCTTTTTTATTAATTGCTTTTTTCATTATTTTAAATTTAATAAATTATTCTTTTACATAAATAGCCATAAAATAAGTATTTGGAGCAAATTCTCTCCATTGTTTTAGAGCTGATTCTACATCTGGTCCGGAAAAATCACGTCCAGTAGAAAAAAAGTCTGTTTCTAAAATTTTATATAGCACGTGGAATCTTTTCATTTTGTTTTTGTTTTGATAAAAGTAATTTAGTATTTTGATATTGTTCTAGAATATTGTCATTGTTGTTTTCTATGTCGGAAATAGTTATCTCTCTTAATTCATTTAAAGATTTTGGAAGCCGAATTTCTTTTAATTTTTCTGCTATAGCTTTTCTATTTGTTAAAATTAAACTGAATTTTTGCATGTCTATATTATATTGCTTATCTAAAACAGTTTTTTTAAAATCGTTTAAATTTTTTAAAGATTCGCTAACCACACTACCTAGATTTTCTATTTTTTCAAAATTACTATCTATATCATCATATAATTTTCTTAATTCTATAACATTATCGTAGTATTTTTTACTTAATTCTATAAGATTTTTTGCTAAACTATCGTTTTTTACAAAAATAAAATTTTTTATTCGTAATAGGTTTAATTCAATATTTCTAGTAAAACCATAAATAAAATTTGTTGCGCGTTCTTCTATAAACAAATTACGGATCTGTTTAATTTTTTTCAATTTATCAACGTATTCATCCAATATTTCTTTATTTTTTAAAAAAGCTAAAGCAATTTTTTTAGCATCACCTTTAGTATTAATAACTATATTTGAACTTCCACCAAATAAAATTTGTAATAATTCTATAAAATCAGTTTTTGTTTTAAAAGCAGGGCCTTTTGTATGAACATAATAATTCCTTTCTATTAAAGATTTATACTTTTCAAAATAATTATCGTAAAACTCACTTACCTTCATTTTTGTTATTTCTTCAAAAGTAAGTTCTTTTTCCATAATTTGTTCTAGATTATTTCCTGACATATC